GTCTCCCCGTCGACGACGACCTCGGGGATGCCGCCGGTCGCGGTGCCCACGACCGCGGTGCCGCACGCCATCGCCTCGAGGTTCACGATGCCGAGCGGCTCGTACACGGAGGGGCAGACGAAGACGTCGGCGGCGGTCAGCAGCGCCGTCAGCTCCGGCCGGGGCAGGATCCGCTCGATCCACACGACATCGTCAGTCGCGGGCGCCGCGAGGCGACGCAGCACCTCGAGCCGTGCAGTGCTCAACCGCGCGGTTCGCTTCGCACCCTCGTTGTCGGCACGCCCGAGTTTCGTGCTCGCGGCGGCCAGGCGCTCGGCGGCCGCGTGCAAGGCACCCGCAAGCTGATCATCGCGGTGCACGTCGATCCGTGGTGGTCGCTGCGCCCACCGCTGGCGCACTGAGGCGAGCGCCTCCTTTGCACCGGTCAGTGAGAAGATCGAAACCTGGGAACGACCGCCGCCCACTGGCAGCGAGACCGCGATATTGGCGCCGGCGATCAGCGCGTCGACGCCAGGATCTTTGATGACGAGATATCGCGAATGACCATCCGAGGTGCAGGTAGCCTCGGTCTTGCGCGTTCCCGCCCGGCTGCTCAAAACCAGATCATATTTCCGGCCGGTCACGCACGGGTTACGAAAACGTACATAATAGACGCAGATATCGCCGCAATTGAGCCCGAATAACGCGCCGGAATCGGTTGCCGTCTGAGCGGACCACAGGCCCGGGTCCGTGAAGCTTTCCCACTGACCAAAGGTCTGCTCCTGGGACGCCGCCGCCACCGCCGGTAACGCCGCGAAAACAGCCATCATCATCAGTGCGACCATTCGAAACATTTTAGCCCCCTTGCTGTCGTTCGTCTCGTGGGGCGACCCTCTCGCCAGCGCGCCAGCGATTGCCGGTCATAGCGATGCTTTGGCTGTCTTGCCAAGAGCTTGCGGCTGTCCCGATTCAGGGCAGGCGCAGGGCGGGCGTGGGCGCTCCGGTTGGCGTGGGATTTGGTGGCGGGTTGATTGCGCCGGTGCGCGGCGAGGCTTAGCGCGCGGGGGTGAAGTCGGCGGCTTCGGTCAGGCCGGATGCGGGGGTGAGGGGGGTCTCGTCGGCGAGCTGGACGGGCGCTTGCTGATGCGCGCCTTGCGTCGGGTTCAGCAGCGCCTCGGACGTGTCGGGACGGCCGCCCGCATAGTCGGTCAGGAAAAGCGCCACATTGGCAGCAAGCACCACCAAGGTGCACGCAACAATCTTCTTCATCTCTTGCCCCCGTTGCCCGAATTCCCCTCCGGGCGACGTGATCGCCATAGCCGCGAATGGCGGAGAGGGGATGTGCAAATTCCGTTTAAGTTGACGATATGATCATGTTTGTGCCGGATTGGGTCAGGTGATTGCGCGCCAATATGAAGTGGGCGAAGCCGGCGGCGCGGCAAGTTGGTGGCTGAATAGCGAATCGGCGCGCCAATAGCGGTCGCTACGAAATTCGAACAAAGGTCGCCTGTAATGGAACGGCGAGCTTGGGCATGTTCTGTTTGGCTTTGAGCAATTGGCTTCGAGCGGACGTTTCTAGCCTGCTGAGAACCCTCGTCCGGGAATCGAGGTTTCTTCCTTGTCGGTCGTCATCCCTGCGAAGGCAGGGACCCATGTCTCTTAACATTTTCAATGGCATCGCATGAGGAAAGAGACATGGGCCCCTGCCTTCGCAGGGGCGACGGGTCTGCCAAATGCTGCGCACCCGCATTTATTTTTCGTGGCGGCGCTTGCCGTGCAGGAACGCCAATCATAGGGTGAGCTTCGGAAGCGGTATTCGGTCGAGCGATTAGCCCCGATTTCGTTTCTTTCGCGAGGCCCCGAAGCGGATGAGGGGCGCTTTCGCTCAGCTCCCGGCGGATGGGAGTTCGCTTTCAGCCAAGCGCAGCGGCTGGATCGAACCTTTCCATCCACAGGAGCGCCATTCATGGCATATACCGAATATCAATCGGGCCATCCGCTCAGCCCGACCATCTGGGAGCGCGAGCTCGCCGCCGAAGCAATTCAGCAGACCTATGTCTGGTCCTTCATGGGCAAGGGCGCCAACGCCCTGCTCGTCAACAAGACCGACTTTTCCACCAAGGCCGGCGACAAGCTCGTCATGGGGCTGCGCCCGCAGCTCACCGGCCGCGGCACCACCGGCGACGATACGCTGCACGGCAATGAGGAAGCGCTGGTCACCTACAGCGATCAGTTCGTCATCAACCAGCTTCGCCACGCGGTCATCTCCAAGGGCCGCATGTCCGAACAGCGCGTCGCCTTCAACATGCGCAACGAGGCCAAGGAAGGGCTCGCCGACTGGTTCGCGACCCGCTTCGACACCTGGTTCTTCAACCAGATCGGCGGCGCCACCTACCAGACCGACACCGCCTATACCGGCTTCAACGCGGTCGTGCCGGTCGATGCCAATCACCTCATGCGGCCCAACAGCAAGACTGCCGATGAATCGCTGACCACCGGTGACGAGCTCACGCTGGTCCAGATCGATCGGCTGGCGGCGCGGCTGCGGCAGGGGACGTTCGTCTCGACCGGGCTGATGCCGATCCGCCCGCTCAAGATCCGCGGCGGCAATTATTACGTCCTGTTCGTCCACCCCAACCAGGTGCAGACGCTGCGCTCGCAGACCTCGACCGGCCAGTGGGCGGACCTGCAGCGCGCGCATATCCAGGGCGGGCTCAGCGACGTGCCGCTGATCACCGGCGGCGATTTCGTCGGCATCTATAACGGCATCGTCATCCACCAGTCCGAAAAGGTGCCCTACGGTGTCAATTCGACGACGGGGGCTGCGGTCACCAATGCGCGGCGGGCGATCCTGTGCGGTGCGCAGGCGGCGATGTTCGGCACCGGCGGCGACACCCCCAATGACGACAAGAAGTTCAAATGGGTCGAGGAACGCTTCGACTATGAGAACCAGCTTGGCGTCTCGGCCTGGACGATCGCCGGCCTGAAGGCTTCCCAATTCAACAATGCGCGGTTCGGGACGATCATCCTCCCGGCTTACGCGCCGCTGGTCTGAGGAGGATAAGATGGCGGTAGCTCGTATATTTGAACTCCAGGCGATCCATTATCTGCGCGCGGATATCGCCTACAACACCCCCAATATCGCCAACGGCATCGAGATCGGCGCCGTCCCGGCCGGGGCCAAGCTCGAGCAGATCAAGGTCTATGTCGACGAGGCGTTCAACGCCAGCACGACCAACGTGCTGGTGGCGGGCACGACCGCTGCGGGCACCAATCTGATCGCCGCATCAGACGTGACCGAGGGCACGATCGGGGTCTACACCCCGGCCGACGCCGCCAATCAGGGGCGCGGGCTGGTGTTCGCTTCGGATACCACGCTCTACGTCTCCTACACGCAGACCGGCACGGCGGCGAGCACGGGCAAGGCGGTCGTCACCGTCTCCTACGTGCCCAAGGCCTGATCCCATGGCCCGGATGATCTTCGTCAAAAGCTCGCCCGCGGCGGCCTATGAGTGCGCCGAGATCGAAGGTGGCGAGACGATGAAGCCGCACGAAAAGGCCGCGCTGCTCGACGATTTCGTCGCCGAGCATGGCCTGATCCCGGTCGAATCCACGTTCGACGGAGACGTGCCGAGCCACCGCTACGGCCGCTATCTTTCCGATGAGGAAGCGGCCGTAGCGGACGGGGCGAAGCGGCGCGGGCGCAAGCCCGCATCGCCCGCCGACAATACCAGCGGGGAGGCCGCATAATGAGCTTCGGGGCCATCAAGGCGCGCATCATGAATGAGCTGGTGCGCCCCGATCTCGCCTCCGAGATCGCGCTCGCCATCAGCGACGCGATCAAGGAAGCCTCCAAGGAACGCTTCTGGTTCAACGAGCTGCGCGGGATCAGCTTCGATACGGTCGCGGGCCAGGATTTTTACGACGTCCACGATCTCGCCGACATTCCGCTGATCGGGCGGATCGACAGCCTCTCGATCGTCACGCCGCAGGGCCAGCGCTGGAACCTCGACTACGTCAACCATGCGACTTTCGATCGCTGGCATGACGGCGATCAGATCTTCACGCCGACGCCCACCCCGACGCCGACGCCAACCCCCACGCCAACGCCGACCCCGAGCGCGCCGACCATCACCACCGATCAGAACCAGAGCGTGCCGGAAAATGCGCGGCTCGCGGTCGCGCTGACCGCCGACGCGCTGGTGAGCTGGCTGATCGCGGGCGGACCGGATGCGGCGCAGTTCGAGATCGTCGGTTCGGTGCTGCGCTGGGCGGGCAATGGCGAAAAGGATTTCGAGGCGCCGGCCGACGCCAATCACGACAATGTCTACACCGTGCTGGTGAGCGCGGTCGATCCCGGCGGCCAGGCCTCGATCAAGGCGCTCAACATCGCCGTCACCGACGTCGCCGACACCATTCCGCACAGCTACGCCGATTACGCGGCCATCCTGGAGGATGCATGATGCTGAAAGGGCAGCCCGCTTATTATTCGCGCTACGCCAACGCAATCCAGCTCTACATGGCGCCGGACCAAGTTTACTCCGTCATCATCAACGGCACCACGCGCTTCGCGCCCCTCGTCAACGATAGCGACAGCAATCCCTATCTGGAGGAAGGCGAGCAACTCATCCGCGCGCTCGCCAAGGCCTATCTGCTCGAGGATGTGATCCGTGATCCCGAAAGCGCCGACCGGCAATGGGCGCTCGCCAAAAAGATCAAGAGCGATCTCATCCGGGAAAGCGCCGGCCGATCCTCGACCAACCGGCTGAGGACGCATCTGTGACGCCGATCCCGATCCCGTTCGGGGCGTGGAAGCCCGATCAGGCGACCTTCCAGTCCGACGCGCTCGCCGATGCGCTCAATGTCGTGCCGGTTCCCGGCGGCTATGGCCCGGCCTATGATTTCAACCTGATCGACGGGGTTTCGCTGACGCCGCCGATCACCGGCGCGACCGTGTTCGCCGACACCTCCGACGCCAGCTTCATCTATGCCGGGGCGGGCGACGACATCTGGGTGAGCAACAATGGCGCGCCCTTCGCCTCGCATTATCATAGCGGGACGCCGCTGAGCGCGCTCAACAACTGGCAGTTCGCGCGCTTCGTCGGCAAGGCGATCGCGGTGCAGTTGGGCGCGCCGACCGTCGCGGGCGATATCGGCCAGGCGATGACCGCGCTCGCCGGATCGCCGCCGCGCGCCAAGACGATCGGCACGGTCGGCGATTTCCTCGTGCTCGGCGATCTCGACGACGGCATTGACGGCCACCGCCCGAACCGGGTGCGCTGGAGCGGCTTCCGCAACCCCACCATCTGGGGCACCAATGTCGGCGCGCAATCCGATTTCAACGACATGCCCGATGAGGGCGGCGCGGTGCAGGGGATCGTCGGCCGCGAATTCGGCTCGGTGTTCCAAAGATATGCGATCAGCCGGATGACCTATGTCGGGCCGGACACGGTGTTCCGGTTCGATGTGGTCGAGAAGAAGCGCGGCGCGATCTCGGCCGGATCGATCATCGATTGCGGGCTGATCTCGGCCTATATTGCCGATGACGGCTTCATGCTGTGGGACGGGACGACCTCGACGCCGATCGGCGCGGGCGCGGTCAACGAATATTTCCGCAAGCATCTCGCCCCCGGCACCGAGGATTATATCGTCGGCGCGTTCGATCCGCTCAGCGCCACCATCTCCTGGGCCTATCGCACCGACGGTTCGGGGCTGCTGAACGAGCGGCTGAGCTATAGCCTCACCGAGAACCGCTGGACGCGATCCAACCTCGCCATGCGCTGGCTGATGAGCGGCTTCGATATCGGCTACACGCTCGAAAGCCTCGATCAGTTCGGATCGCTCGACAGCCTCGCCTTCAGCCTCGACGATCCCAAGCTGCAGGGCAAGCGCTTCCGCGCGACTGGCTTCGATGCGGCGGGGCGCTACGGCCCGCTCAATGGCGATGCAATGGCCGCCATCTTCGATACCGGGGATTTCGAAGCCGCGCCCGGCCGCCGCGCCTTCGTCAATGCGGTGCGGCCGATCATCGACGCGCCGATGGTTTCCTGCGCGATCGGGGTGCGCGCGCAATCGATGGCCGATCCGATTTCCTTCACCGCCTTCGCCGACAAGGCGATCGACGGCAGCTGCCCGCTGCGCGCGAGCGGCCGCTACATGCGCTGCCGCACCATCATCGGCGCGCGCCAGAGCTGGAGCCGCGCGACCGGCATCGAAGTGCCGGTGCTGCTGGAGGGCGCGCGATGACGCCCGCGCGCTACAGCTTCCTCACCGCCGCCGCCGCTTTGCTCGGCTGGGCGCGCCGGCTGATCGACAATCTCAACACTCGTGACGCCGAGATCGAGAAGCGGCTCAAGGCCGCCGAGGATCGGCTGACGGCAGCCGAAAATCGCCTCACGGCAGGGGGGCTCTGATGCTGTTCGGGGGAATCAACACGCCGATGACGCCGATCCTGGAGGCCGAGCTGCGCGAGGCGATCGCGCCCTCGATCGATCGCGACGCCTTCGAATCGCTCGACGAGGTGATGGGGGAGATCGCGCGCGGCGAGGCGATCGCCTGGATCGCGACCGAGGGCCACAAGATCCGCGCCGCCTGCGTCACCCAGATCATTCCGGGCGAACATGGCTCGCAATGCTTCATCCGCCATTGCGCCGGGCTCGGGCGCGCGGAGTGGCTGCATTATCTGCGGCTGATCGAGCTGTGGGCCAAGGGCTGCGGCTGCGCCTCCATCGAACTGATCGGGCGCAAGGGCTGGGTCCGCGCGCTGCAACCCCAAGGCTATGAAGAGCGCGCTGTCGTGCTCCGGAAGGTGCTCTGATGGGATCCAAGAAAACCACGACGACGACGCATTCGCAGGGCAGCCTGCCCGACTGGCTGACCACGCCCTATCAGCAGGCGACGAAGGCCGCGACCAATCTCTACGATACCCAGCCGGGGATCGGCGCGGGCACGCAGGCCTCGCTCGATCAGATCGTCGCCAACGCCAATGCGGGGCGCACCATGACCAATGGCGCGCTCAACACGCTCGGCAATTTCGCGACGGGCAATTTCGGGCAGCCGGCGCTGACCGGCGCGGCCAATGGCAGCTATCTCAGCTCCAATCCCTGGGCCAATGGCGGGCAGCCGATCACGACATCGAGCGCGCTCAACGGCTTCGCCGCCAACGGCCTGCCGACCAGCGTTTCGAACGCGCTCAACGGCTTTGCCGGCAATGGCGGGCTCGATACCGGTTATATCGATCAGAGCCTGCTCAACCAATCCGCCAATGGCAGCTTCCTGACGCCGGACAGCAACCCGTTCATCAAATCGGTCGCCAGCCAGGCGGCTGATGCGGCGCAGGCGCGGATCAACGCGCAGTTCGGCTCAGCGGGGCGTTCGAACGGATCGGGG